AAAGACACGGTCAAAGCAGCTATTTCAAAAGATTTTAAATCTAAGCAGTATATACGAGGAGATGATTCAGCAATTTTCCTCCCCAACTACTTCATTACGTTAATGTGGAGGTTTGGATACCAGTATGTTGGAGCAATTGGAAATACATCAAAATTTGGTATCCATAAAGGTGCTACTGAATTTTTGAGAACATGGCTAAGTGAAAGAGCTCATGGTTATCCAGCACGTGCTATCGTTTCTATAACACAAAGAAAACCTTGGTCAAGTGAACCATTGGATTTAAGTCAGGTTTGGAGAACAATTAAAGAATCTATGTTTACTGTAGTTAGGCGAGGTGGTGAACAGAGAACGTCTGACATTTTGTGGACAATACTTAAGAAAGGATCAGCACTTAGAGGGAATTATGACTATAACGTATTTCAAACTCCGATTTCCAGAGGTGGATTAGGAGTTGATCAATGGACAGAACAGAACGTAGTGTCTAAGATACCAACTTTAAAAGGAAAGAAAGTAGATTTTGTCAATACTACACAATACAGAAACCAGGTCTGGGCACGTATTGCAGAACAAAATCAACTACCAACAAGCAGTAAAGACATCGAACAGTTGGTAAGTGAAGATCGAATGACGAAGGTAGCAGGTGATGATATCATGAGTTTCTCAGCCGCCATAAGGCCAGAACTCCGATCAGAAATGAGGAAAATGAAACGACATCACGATGCTTCTGAAGCTCACATACCAACAATTATTTGTCTGTCTGGTATGATATCGCAACCACAACTCGCGGGGAGGGACTGGTTGCATGACACGGAGAGATTTTTAAATGCTAGTCTGCTCCGGACTGGATTTGGCGAGTTTGAACATAAACAAGTCCAATATACTGAAATCAAGAGGTTGAGGCCAAATTTTACGATTTCAGAAACGATACAGTACATGGATAGCCTCGAACCTCAAGCAGGTAATAGAATGTATGAATCTTGGGTAGGATTAAAGAAAACGCTGCCAACCATGGTAGCAAAAGATTGGCTTTTTGGTCAGCCACTTTCTGCACAACCAACTGGTCTTAACACAATGTTTGTCGGTATATTGACAAAATTTGTAACTCTGGCTGTGGCGCTAAACAAGCATACAAAGGTTTTTCGTGATACAGGTGTACTTTTGAGAACTGTGTCGAAAGCATTTGAGGATGTGACAAGTGACTTTATTTCGTTAAGTCAAGTAAGTCTCCTCAACGGTTGGTAGCCGTGCAACACTACCTGACGCGTGCGTAGAACTGAAGGCTAATCTGCATGACCTTCCGCCAGCACTTGCAGTGACCTCTTATTTTGATCCGTGGAGACCCA